GAATGAAAACCCCGATACATTACAATCAATTGTAACAGGGTGGTATATTGAAACAAACGAAATTCTACCCGATGCGGATACTACTATTCAACGTAAAAGCGTTAACGGAGAATTGACTACGATAAAACGAAATTTTAAATTTGATGCAACGCAATATAAACTCACAGGATTCGTGGTTGAAGGTGATTTAGAATCACAATTGAATCCTGTGGTTTACAATGAATTACTGGCTTTGGCAGGTGTTGAATCATTTGAAACTGCCGAGGCTTGTTTGGAGTTTTTGCGACAATTATAAAATTGGCATAGCTACCAAGTCCGTTAACTTGTAATTGTAAGAATCTAAACCATTCAATACGATTTGAAACGATTCTTTTGAAGGCGAAATGTGAATGTTGCCTTTGTCATCTTCGAGGAGTTTCACATTTCCTTTTGTCTTTTTTAAAAATTCAACCATTTCCGGTTTTGATTTGAAACCGTACTTTTGGCTTTCAAATTCTACTGAATACAGGTGTGTGTACATTGTTGTTATTTTTTAAAATATTTTTGCAAAATTGGTAACACAATTTTACGATTAAACACTGCCAAATTTTCTCCCGTTAAACCCAATACAGATTCTAGATTTAACCATTGATTCATGTTTCCGTCCTCTTTGTTGAAATTTGCCTTAAAATCAATCACTCCTCGCCTGTTAACCACCTTCATACTACGATAGAAATCACCTTTGTTATAAAGTGTTACGTGGGTATAGATTGCAGCCAATCCCGACCGTTTTTTCTTTATACGAATCGTTTTTTTGGCATATACATCGGGGCGTTTGCTCCGATAAGTTAGCATTTTGCGACCGTACTTATTCGCACGGTCGGGCTTCACTCCACGATTGGCAAGTTGTTCTTGTATCTGCGAAATTAACCACTCCTGTATATGTGATTGATTTGCTATTTGATACAGATATTCACCGTTAACAACTTTGTTGATTTTTTCGGTGATTTCTTTGCGGTGGTTGTTTAGTTTGGTTATCATTTATTCGTTAACTTAAATCGTAATCAAAATGGTTGCGGCAAAAATTGATTTCAAAACCTAAATCGTTCAATTCTTTTTTTTGATTTTCTGAGTATAAATCTACATTTCCGATGTAAATAAAACATTCCTGCCACAAAAACCGAAATTCTTTTGAGTTTTTTTCTACTTCTGCAATGATTTGCAGACCTTTTATGAAATCATGGAGTTTTTTCATTTATTCAGAAAATTGATGTATATTACCAGTAACTTGAAATTCAGATGTGCTAAATAAATCCAAATATTCAAATTCGCATTCAATTTTAAAATTTGTTTTAAATTTAAAACCTGAATTTCTCCAAACGACTGTAAACCCAACGTCTTCCGGCTCAGTTGCCTTTGGATTTATAATCACATCACCTTCATAAATTTCTTTTCCATCTTTATCGCTTTGTCCAACAAACTGTCCAAGTGTTTCATTTTTGATATATTCAACCGAATTATCATCTAACAGCATTGAATCTATACCATTGTCCTTATAAACACGGTGCGGAAGTCCAAATACAAAAGCGTTTGTACCTGTTTTAATTGCTCTAAATTTTATTGTTTTCATGGGTTTCATTATTTGATGTTAACAATTTCCACTGCCCCTTTGTCTTTGGGTTTGCAAAGACTTTTTTCGCAACGAAGCGGGGGAGTTTTTTTACGATAGAATTTCCCAAATAGTTTGTAAACCAAATCAATACGTGGGTTTTCTCTACCGCAAACACTTCGCAAGTCTGCGGGTTAGCACCCAAGTAAAGCAATTTATCACCCAACTTAATTTCAATCTTGTGGTTTTCAAATATACCCTTATTGCATTTAACCAATGAAACTAATTGATTATGGGTTAAATCTTTAAGAAAATCATGTGTAAAAGCTCCGGTAGATGCAATTCGCTCTACCCATGCCTTGCGTCGCCTTTCGCGATCGTGAATTGCTTGTGGAGTCATCGTCTTGCGGAAATTGAAAATATCATAAACGCTCCGGAAATAATCAGTCCAAAGATACCTAAAGACTTGATTAACATCGGGTCAGCAATTGTTAAAAAGCCGCTTATGATTGCGACCATGCTCATGATTGTGAACTTGTTTTTCATGGGTAAACTGTTTTTGTTTTTTTCTTATTATAAGATTTTGTTTCAGAAAAATAAACTTTGAAATGACAAAAGGTTATATCCAATAATAAATCATTGTTAAACTCTTTTGCTTTGTCAATTGCATAATCTTTGTTCTCGGTTTTAAAAATCGTAAATTCGTATTCTTTTGCACCGAAAACAAAGTTTTTGAAGTGTAAGACTATGCAGATGTAGTACATTCTAACTGCTCTAACTTTAAGATCAATGAATCAATCGCCAAAATATCTGCCTGATCCTTTTCGCAAAGCTCATGTATTCGCTCGGGCGTGTGTACGTTACCATCTTTTATTTTTTTGTCCCAAGCAATCAGATGACTGCGGAGCTTTTGTCTTTTTGCCTTCAGTCCACGAATGACTAAGGACAATTCTTTAGGTGTGATTTCTAAATTCATTTTGTGGAATATAAAGATGTTTTTTTAATTTGTCCCAAACTCAAATCACTGCGAAATACGCCTTTGGATTTAAGCTCGTGTAACATTATGTTATTCAGTATATACGTTTTGCCTTGTAAGACAAATACCCAGTATCTGCGACCGTCCGATTTTGCTTTGGCATCTGCCTCTCGGATGGCGGCATTAAACTTCCGTTTTTGCCACCATTTTTTGATTAGTGCTATCATGGTTAAAATGGTAAATCATCTTCATTGGGAATCGGCTCAGCCTCTACTATTTGTGGGGCTGCGGTGGGGGTGGAGGCGACCGCACTAATAATTTCTACTTTATAGGCAGTTGCCGTTGTGTCCCATCGCTCAACTCCTGCCTTGTCGTTGTACGCCTTTGATTCCAAATTGAAATCAATTTTTAGCATACTACCTACTCCACAGTCAAGCGGCTTAAATGATTGCAGTTTTTGTTTTTTTGGATATTCTCCAAAAGTTTCAATGATAAAAACTACCAACGACCACGCTTTGCCGTTTTTTTCTCCTGTTTTTGTTTCAATAATTGAAACCAATTTGCCTTCAGTTTGCATCGTTAATTATTTTAAGTAATTGATTTTCCGCTTCTTTAGATTTCTCCATCATCGCCAAGCGTTCGGGCGTTTTTTCGTTACCACGTCCGAAATGGACCCGGTTATCAAAATAGGTTTTTATTTGTTGCAAAAGTACTGAGTTTATTTGTGAATTATCGTTTTTAAAAGTTAAATTTTGAGAATTGTTTTCCGATTTAAGGGTTTCCAATTCTACTAAAAGGTTTTTATTTTCTGACAAAAGTTTTGCGTTTTCATGATAATTATTTTCATCTTTGATAAAATAATTCTTGTTTTGAGTTTCAATAATTCTAAAATCAGACAATAAATTTGAGTAAATAGTTTTTAGTTTTTCCATTTCTTTCAAAAGGGTTTCTATTTCCCTATTGTCCTTATTTTCAGTTGTTTTCTCATTCTGGATCATGCCAAAAAAAAGTATTATAAAAAAGGTATATACGCCAAAGTAAACACTTCCGTAAAGGTTTAATACCTTATTCCAATCTTCGCCATTGTTTATGTATGCAAATACTCCGAACCCATCTAATATTGCAAAAGGGATAACGAAGTATAATTTAGGTTTTCTCCAAACGATTAAAACCGTTATCAGACCATAAGAAATAGCTTTAATGTACGAAAAAAAGGTTTTTTCGTACTGGTCGGGGGTTATGTAATTCAGAAGTCCCGCATTATTAAGAAATAAGTGTACGCTCAACGCTGCGAGGATTCCGATGGTGATTAATTTGTCTTTTTTCATTTCGTTGGGGGATATGTTTGGATTAAATATTGTTTTAAAGTTTTTAGTATTGAAGCTTCAAATACTTCTTTTGTTACAGGAATTGCCGGATAGTTAAACAAACATTCTTTTACGTCAGAATCTATATTAACGTAGTCCCAATTAATCTTCCGAATTGATTCTCTAATTTTTTCAATTTTTTCAATTATATCTGGGGTCATTTGTAAAATACCGTTATATTGTTATTAGGAAAAAACCCTTTAAGTTTTTTAGAAAGGCTTTTTTCTGCTTTGTCAACGATTTGTTTTTCAATACTTTTGTTGATTGCTACTTCCCGACAGGAATCTTGCAAAAGTGCAATTTCCGAAGGCTCATGTTCGCCTTCCGATTTCACTATTCTTGTATTGATTAGCTCGGCAGATAATACCTTACAACGAGGAATATAGACTAATAATTCGTTCACGCCTTGCGAAACTACAATGTTATCCAACGATTCTACTCCTGCGTGAACCTTGTACTTATAGACCGCTGCAAAAGTGTTTTCGGTGGTAGTTTCAAAGTATTTCAAAACTCCGATTTTCAACGTGTAATCCTTAGTTATTATCGTCCGATGGACCGGAACGTAAACCAAAAATTCTATTGAATGTAGCTCGGATATTTCTGTAATTTTTTGCAGCACAAATCCGATTTCGTCCTTGCCGCCAGTGACTATTTCTCGCTCGGGCTTGTATCCTAGATATATCAGATAACTAAACCCGATTAGTGCTAAGTATGTGAGGATTCTCATGATTTTTAAAATTATAAAGTTTCAACGGGTACATCTCGCCATTCCTTTTGTCCATTTTGATTTTGCCAAAGTTGTTGCAAAACAACCTCGTTTTCTTTTTTCAAAAATCTTAATTGATTTGTGATAGAAAATAAATTATCAATTGCAATTCCTGTATCCATGATTAAACCAAACGAATAAATTTCGTTTTTTTTCATTTTTTTTGGTTTCATTTTAGTTAAAAATTACATATTTAATAAAATCCACATCAATTTTATTCGTGGGCATTTTTTTAGCAATTAGCATTTTTTCTTTTGTTGTTTCCGATGCCAAAAGAAATAACTTTAAATCATGTAGAATTTCGTTTGTACGCTCTTTTTTTTCGCAAATTACACACGATAAAAGTATCTTAGTCATAGTGTTTCGGCTCGGTATATTTCCGATTCCTACAGATCTTAATTCCCTTTCAATATCTGAAAATCTTTTAACCGGAACAAGAGGAGATACCTTTGCATCTCCGATTAGTTCGGTTGCAATTTTTTTGTTTTTTTTGTACCATTCATAAATTTCTGAATGTTCTTTAACGTAGTCATTGGGTGATTTCTCTTTGATTCCAGATTGCAAATTTGCGACCACAAGGGCTTCTGCGACCTCAGTTAATTTCATTTGCAAAAGTTGCTCCTTAGTTGCTTTTTTTAACGTAACTATTTGATAAATCATATAGTTACGAACTTTTGTAGCTACCCACCTCTTGGGTAGGGTGGGATACTTTTGCAATGTTAACAAACGAATCCACCTGCAACGGTCAGCATATTTCTTGTAAAGTTGAAATATTACTTTCCATGCTTGGCTGCTTACCGGACTGGCTTGTTTAAATTCGTAAGTCCCGTCCGGTAGGTTTGTGCCGGAAAACTCCGCTCCGTTATGTAGTAATGTTTCTTTCATAATTTATTTGATTTTGTATTCAGAAATAATTCTCATTGCAAAAACATTTGCAACATCACCTGAATTTTCAGGAAGTTTATTCGTAAAATCATTACTCCCCTCAATCTGATAAATACATGAATTTATATTTTCAAAAGAACTTTTTTTAAAAACACTATAACGAAGTGTTTTTATATTATCCAAAGAATTAACTTGCTCTTTGTAAAGATAGTACGCAACGCTAATTTTTGTAGTAAACTCCAATTCTTCTGCCGCTTCATTACTAAGCAGAATAAATATTAAATTTTTCATTTTGTTTTCATAATTTTAAAATCTAGCATAACAATCGCTTACATTCTTCAATATCATATTGTGTGACTTTAAAAATTGAATTATACTTTAAATTAAATTAAATGATTAATCATCATCTTTTGGAAATGCAACCGCAAGCTATAAGTTAGGCACAATACTACCCTTCGTTCTCCCAAACAATAGATTTGTACATACTCTCTATTCTACTATGTAATGCGTTTGAAACTTCCATTTTGTTTCCAAGTGCTTCATTAGCACATTCAGCAGCAAATCTTTTTGCCACATCTTCTGCATACATTTGCATTAATTCTTCTGTTGTAAAGTTTCCGTTAATTGAATTGTAAAATTCTTTGGCTGTTTTTAATTGATAGATTCGCATTTTTCTGTTTGTTTTAGTGAATTTAAATAATCATTATTTGTGTCAGTTGGCATATGCTAACAACGTGTATGTTGCATTTAAACGACAACATACACGCAGCCGTTATGTGCAGTTATCAGAACTAATTAATATAATTGATTTTAAATTGCTTTCACCATTTAAAAACATTTCATAATTAAAATATATATTGTTCTTTCTTTGCAAAATAATTTCTTTTGTGTCGCTTTTATTTTGATAAATTGGGAAAACGCCAAATCTAATTTTTTTAGGATAATCTGAAACATCTCTTTTAAATTCGACTGCGACAATTTGACCTTTACGCAATTGCTCAAACTGGAATAATTTAGTTAATTCTGTTGTTACAATCATTTTGATAAGTTATTAAATCTCACTTGATTAATGCTATGTGAACCGAGATTAAAATGCACATAACATGGTATTTGCGACAATTGGCTGTTTTTTTGCCTGACGCACTTGGCTAACGCTCGAAAAAACAGCCAAATGCGCAATTTTTTTTTCGTTAGCGGTTAAAAAGAATTGATTCTTCTTCTGTGAAATTTCGGATTTCGTGATGATAGTCGATGCCGGGCAATTTAAAACTGCCTGCATAACTTACAGAAAAATTATCGGCGAATAATCTGCCAGACATCCATTTGTAACTTTCCGGCTCGGTTACAATCGTTTTTTCTATATGATAAATAACAACTTTTGTGTAAACATCACCACATTGACAGCTACCCATGTTAGCTGTTAAAATTTTAGTTTCAATATTTGTGTTCATTTTGATAATATTATTAATTCAACAAAAACCTAAAAACGTTTATTTAAAAAGATAATCCTTAGCGATTTGAAATAAACATTTGTTATGAATCAAATCACAAAATCCACCACCTCAACTGGCGGCATCTTTGAAACCAATTCATAAACTTCGTTCTGTAAGTTTTCCGGTGCAACGATTACACCGTTAACTTTAAATACGTTTTCTTTCCGTTTATAGCTAATAATATTATCAGCGAACAAAACGGAAACAAAATAGTCCGTATGAATCTTTGGTGTTGCACCATAAAGCCCTATGGTACTTACATTTGGGATTATTATTGCATCAACACCGCTTTTTTTCAACAAAGAGTATATCTTCGCCATCCTTGTTGTTGGCTTTTTATTCAATTTTTTTTTCATGGTCGTACAGGTTGCGACATTATTGGTTCATTTATGTTTTGATACCAAACTGCCTGTTTCATCATGTTGGTATCAATCTTAGGTTCTTCGCTCTCGTACACCTCCACCGTTCCCGATGGGGTGTACTCAAAGGGTTGTTTGCTTTTTGTTATTTGCGGCACTTTTAAGGTTTTAATCAATGAAATTAAACCCTTTTGGACTATTTTTATTTCCCTTTTAATTTCTTTGGAATAATAGGAATAGTGCCAAATGGACCAGCAAATAAAAATGATTTTGATTAAATTATTCATGGTAAAATCTTTGTGAATACGATACAAAAATAAAGGTTTTATTTCAAAATAAAGGTTAAAAAAACCTTTTAAATGTTATACTTTAATCGCTCTTCTTCCGTTGGTAGTCTTCGCTCGCCGCACATACTACATTCCATTCTAGTATATTCCTTTGGAGCCGTGTGCGTTGGCTTCCAATCATGGTTGTCATGGTTGTCATCGTTCAAACAATCAGCTTTAGATGGTGAATAACAATAAATTACAGATGTTAAAAAAACAAAATACTTCTCACATTCAGAACATTGCATCTCGTGAAGTATATCTTCTTCGTAACCGAAGCCTTCTTCATGGTTAATGTTCAACTCTGCTCCGCAGTAGGGACATTCTAAATCTTTTGCCATATCAAATAAATGTTAATAGATATTAATACTGAGATTGCTACTATACACCCTACCAACAGGGCAGGGTGTAGTAAATAAAGGGTTTGTGGCATGGTTAAAAGTATTTGAGAATTGAAAGTAAATCGCTCTCATCAATCAAAAGTATTTGAAAACCTTTTGATATGTATGAATCAAAATCGGGCATCTCATCAAGTGGAATTGAAATACAAAACTCTTCCGGTGGGGTGCAACCTTTGTATTTTTCGTAAAAATATTCAGATTCAAAAATGGTGAATCTAACATATCTTTTTTTCGTTCCGGCTTTTTCAGTGTAAATTGAAAGTTCTTCAACCATCAATTTTACGTGTCTTTTTTGTATTACCATAATAAATTCACTTTGTAACCCTTTGCAATTGCATCGGTAAGGGTTTGGTTATTTGAAATAAAAACTTTTATTTTTTGATTCAGTACACCCACCTCAACATCGGCTGCGGTGAATAGTTTGTCGTTGGCTGCTTTGGCATCGGCGGCGGCTTTTTGTTCGACAGCGAGTTTTTCGGCGGCGGCTTTTTGCTCTGCGGCAAATCTTACAGCTTCTTTTTGGGCATTAATTCTCGCCTCTTGTTCTTTGCGGGTAGATTCCTCTAAAGCCTTGATTTTTTCTGCGGCGGCGGCTGCATCGGCAGCGGCTTTGTTTTCTGCTGCCAACAAATCGGCAGCGGCTTTTTGTTCGGCTGCCAATTTTTCACGAATTTCACGCTCCTTTTCCATTTCTGCCAAAACACGGGCTTTTAATTCAGCCTCCTCTTTTGCCTTCCGTGCAACCTCAGCATCGTGGGCTTTTTGTTTTTCGATTGCAGCCAATTCCAATGCCTCAAGCTCGGCAATACGCTTTGGCAATGACAAGATTGCATTATTCAACAAAGCTCGTGCCTCTCCTACTTTGTCGGGTGCATAGTACATTTCCGGAGTTTCCAACACCTTAATGAATTTCGGCAGCAAATCTATACATGCAGCCTTGTCCAACATGGTAAGGCTCATGACTTTCTCCTGTAATCTGCCAAATTGCTCGGCAAACTTCAAGTCACGGGCTTCAATTTCCTTAATTCTTGCAATCGCCTCAACCACGTGCTTTCCGGTGAAGTCTGGCAGTTGGCATTTCGACAAATAGGTATTGTACCCTGCCTTGTTATTTTGCTTTTCTGCGACTGCCCACAAGCGAGGCTCGTGGTATAAGTTGACTTTGCCTTTCAATTCAGATTCCACTGATTGCAACGGGGCGAGTAAAGCATCAACTTGGGACTGAAATTGCTTTTTTGATGCCTCAAATTGAGTAGTACCAGCGGCACGAAGTTTGCCTATATCAATTCTTTTTTGAGAAACACTTTTTAAACAAATCTCGGCAGATGTTAATGTGTTCTCGGTTACTATCAATGATTTATTGTCATTGACTATCTGCTCAACATCTAACTTGAGGGTATCGTAGGCAGATTCTACATAAATTTTAATTTCGCTCATGGTTTTGTGTGTTTTAAATTCGTAGCAAAGATAAATCTTTTTTTGATACGCAAAAGTTAAAATTATTTAAAATGGTTGTTCGTACACTATCGGAGTTTTGATTTCCTGTTTTGCCTTCTTGTAAGGCGTTGGGGGGTCCACTAAGACAGGCGTTGGGGGGTCTATTGTCACATATTTAGTTATTGATTCAGATTTTGCCATCGCCAAGTCAAGTTTTTCGTTGGTATCATAATTCTTAATCCATTGCAACCCATCTTTTATGCGACTTTCCAATAAAGAAATATCCTGTAGTACATCTGCTCTATTAATAGTTTCAATCCACAAATCACGCCCAGACTTTGCGAAGTTCGGGTGGTATGATACGAAGTCCCATGATTGGTATCCGGTAACAAACAAGCCCATAATACACTGCCAGTAGTAGCTTGGCTCGGCAGTTTTCACAGATTCTCTAAAATACCGTTTGTGGTTAATTTGTTTATTGTGGCATTTTATTTCTACCCCTTTTTGAATTGATTGTACAATTCTATCCGGTGATACCCCACAGGCTAGAGTATCATGTTGAATAAATCCGACTGATTCCAAATTCAAAAATTCGGGTTCGCAATATCTTTTGTCGTATTCGTTGGCTGCGACAGATTCCATTTCTCTTCCCCGTTGCATTGCATAGGTGTCGGGCGACTCGTCTGCCATGCCTGTTTCAATTTCGCAAGAAATATCCAACAGGTACGATTTCGCACCCTTTGTTAATGACTTCTCTCCCATCAACTTGTGGACTTCAGAAGCGGTTATCTTCCCGATCCTGATTGCGTCCCACTCGGGAGAGTTTTGCTGAAAATTAAAGATTTTCATTATTACTTTTTTTGATTTATGCGTTCTACTGCTTTTTTCAATTTTCCTAAATCACTGCTTACGCTATCTACATAGGTTTGCATGGTCTTTTTTTCATCGTCCGATACTTTTGCTGTTGGAATCAAATTGCAACATTTTTGGTACAAATCTGTTAACTGCTCTTGTAATTCCATTTCTTTTGCGACTGATTCGGAAATTGTAATCACATCAAATTCACCTTTCCTATTCAAATTCCTACCAAACAAAGCTCCGAGGCTTTTGGAAGCATTTTTTAACGCCTCAGATTTTGCATTAGCACAGCCGCCCTCAAAGGCGACCTTTGTGATATTTTGGGGGATAATATCCCCGTTGGAATCCTTTTTGAGTTGAATGGTTTCTGCACCGATTCCTGTTCTTTTAATCCACACTTTGGCGACCGGGTGATACACTTCAAGTATTCCAGTGGATACGATGCTATTGCCCATGATTTTCACGTCGGCAACCCAAGACCACAATCCATGATAGATTGAATCTAATTGGCTCTCTACCCAACCAATGGGCAGGTAATTGGCATTGTTTGCTAACGTGTTTTTTTGCACCCGTTCCTGTGCTGGTGCTGCGTTCAAATGAGCGATAAACTCGTTAATGCTTTCAAAATTGTGAACAGCATCTGAAAATTTCTGTATTTCCATATTTTTATTTTTGATTGTTATAAACTATTCTACCCCACACAGCACACGTTGGCTGGTGGGGAGAAAAATTAATCTAAGAAAAAAGTTACATTTAAGTAACGGTCTCCTTTTTTGTCCCAAACTCCTTCTACCAATTCAACATCTTTTTTTTCAAAAAGATATTGAATTTCGGTTACAACTCTGCCACCATTGGCTTGGTGTGCAATAGCATCTCCGATGCTGTTTGTCTGGCAGTCTAATTGTGCTGCAACTTGTTCTTTGGTTTTCATAATCGTATGTATTTTAAGTGTGAGTTTTTCTTTTTTGATTACGATGCAAAGATACAGCATACTTTGTTAATAGAAACGTAATGAAAGTTAAAATAACTTAAAACTACGAAAATAATAATTTTGGTAGGTTTTGTAACATTCACTCCCGATTATAAGTATATTATTGTGTATCAATATCTTATACGCCTTTTCACGCAACCATTTCTTACAATTTTGGCAACGGATAGGTTTTTCAGGAGTGAAAATTAAGATAGTTTTCATTTGATATTCAAAAGTTTTTTCAGATTTTCTACATCTTTGTCGAGTACCTTAACTTCAAAGACTAGTTATCTTTTTTTTACAATTTCCAAAACCATTGCTTTGGCTTCGGATTCGCTGTTTGCGACCCGTCCCATAAAGTATGTCGCTGTAAATCAAATCGATACTCTCCGATTCCAAAGACTTCATAAACTCCAAATTGTCGCCGTTGTGTAGTATTTCTTTCATTATATTGAATTTAGTGTATTGTTTACTTTTTTCGTGTAATTCGGAGAGGTCGCCCACCCGTCCAGACCTATTTTATTTGCAATTTTCAAAGATGCAATTATACTTTGTTCTATTGTACCAAAAGAAGCAAACGAAGCGGCACAAGTATGAAAACCCAAAGAATCATTCCACTCGGTTGTTGTAGTTTCAACCTTGTTACTCTTAATTCCGAAACGCTTTGCAGTTGCATACTTTATACCGGAAATGTTGTTATGTTTCAAATAAAGTTGACTTTTACCACCCGTTTCATGCCAAAATTGGCTAACCAACCTTTTTATCATAAAAGTATCATTGGTGTAGTCTTGTAACTTCAACGAATAGAATGAAATAAACGCTTTTTTGTTGGTTATTTTCTCTGTTTTGGGTAGCTTTTTAGCTTTATAGCTAACTGCCTTTTTCCCTACGTTATCGGGCATATAAAAGTACGTTGGAGCATACATTAAGACCGTGAAAATTACAATGTAGTATAACGCTAATTGAAATAGTGTATCTACTAGGTACTGAAGCGTTATGAATAAGTGTTTTAGCATGATTTTGTAAAATTAAAACATTTTTTTTTAAATCCATAATTCGTATCAATTTCGTTTTTTGGCTTGCGAAATTTGATAAAAATATGAAATAACGTGCAAAATAATTTATCACCGATAAATAAATGAGTTTTACATTTTTGGCAGTCCGATGTTAGCATGGCATTTCGATTAAAGATTCATACAATTTTTCAATTTTGTATATTTTTGAATAATATTCCAACAAACGAATTTGGAAAACAATATCATCTATTTGTTTCTGAAATTCCGGTGATAACATCCAACTCATTATAATTTCTTGTTCTGTTTTCATTGCATAAAAGTATTAATTATTTTTTGAAAATCCTCCAACGACCGCACTACATCAACTGCGAATCCGTTGTTATTCAATTGCAAATGTACATCTTTTTGGTTATCTGACAATCGTCCTTTGTCAGTCTTAAATTCAATAATTAGGACCCGACCACCCCAAAAAAAGAAATAATCAGGCACTCCAGGCACCACCCCTTTGGACTTTAATTTAGCTCCCTCATACCCGTTACGTGCTATACGCTCATTTGCTACGTGAAACGCTAGTCCCTTGGTTTGGGGGTAAGTGTTTCGCAGCCATAAGTGGCAATCAGATAGTAGTTTGTCTTCGCTCATTTCGTAGTTTGGTATTAGTGATTTCCCGTTGGCTCAAATTGATGATGCACCCATCCAGCTTTGTAGTTTTTCATTTTTGCAAACGCAAACAGGGCTGGACGATCGTGTTTTATGGTTTGTAGAAATTCCCTTAAACTTCCACCATTTGCTAAAAATTCATTATAACGGTCTTGTATCGTTTGCAATTTTTTCTCCTTGTATTCCAATTTCACAAGCTCAACTTCCTCTTTAGTTTTTTTCTTTTTTTGCACCGGAAACACGAAACCGCAAAACGGACAAATCGAGACCGCAACGGGAACTAATCTATCACATTGTGGGCATTCTTTTACTGCCGGAACTTCTTCTCCTTTTTTCTTTTTGGGTGGGTTTTTCAACGACCACACCCTATCTTCGTGCCAAAAGCCGAGACGCTTTACATTATTACCGAAATCTAAAATCGTGAAACTTTTTTTATTGTCAGTAACACGTGAACCACGACCGCACATTTGCAAATATAATGCTAACGAAGTTGTCGCTCGGTACAATATAACCACTTCAATATCTGGACAATCGTACCCCTTTGTAAGAATACCAACATTACACAATACGCCATTTTTACTGGCTGCAAATTTTTCTAAAATTGCGTCCCGCTCCGATTTGTCTATGTAAGAATCTACGTGGTCGCAGTCGTACCCGTTTGCAATAAATTCGCTTTGCAATTCCTTACTACTTTGAACGGACGCAGAAAAAACTATTGTTTTTTGTCCGTTGGTATGTTTTTTGTATTGTGTTACAACTCCAACAAATATTTTATTTTTGCTGTACATTTCTGTTAACTCAGTTTCGTCGTATTCTCCACCTTTGATGTGTACATTGTCAAGGTTTACTTTTATTCCATAGTAATGCGGCTCGGATAAATACTCTTTTTGAATTAATTCGTTAATGCTAATCGTTTCAACTATTGCATTATACGTTTCCGCAAGTTCTGGCATCGGATTTCTGCGGACGGGGGTTGCGGTGGGACCAACAACGTATTGCATCGGGTGCAAGTGTAAGAATAAATCATTGAATATATTCTCATGAGCCTCATCTATTATAATTAGTCCAAACGATTGAATGAACTCCGTATATGCTTGATTTACACGCCTTTTAAAAGTTTGTGCCATTGCTACTACCACGGTATAATTCGTTGGTAGTGTTTTCGTTTCGGCATTCAAAATTTTGGGTACAATTCCAAATTGCTCCAATGAATTGTGGGACTGTGATAATAGCTCCTTACGGTCTGTAAAAATTAAGACCCGACCACCATTCGCAACGGTGCGACGTGCCATTTCGCAGAAAATCACAGTCTTGCCGCTTCCTGTTGCAGACTGCAAAATTACTCTACGATTTCCAGCAGCAAATTGTTTTGAAACGTTTTCAATCGCTGTTAATTGATATTCTCGGAGTTGCATTTTAAATATGTTATTATAGCGTTAACATCAATTTCAACATTTTGTATCTTCTCCCAATCGTAATTCAGTTGGGTCATTTTTACCAAGTTACGGGACATATCTATAAGTTGGTCTAACTTTGCATAGAATTTATAATCATTTCTCCTTATTCTTTTGTCGTCCGTATTCAAGATGTATGCAATCTTAATTATAAGATTGTCCATCAAATCTGCCGAAGTCCACAATAGACTAATTGCATCTTTGAGGTCATCGACTTGCTGCTCGGTTAGTTGTTTCATAATTATTTTGTGAATAACCACGCTTTCTTTAGCTAAATAACCACGCTACGTCGACTATCTATTCCGGCAGCCAGATGCCTTCAGTCCCTTTGTCGTGGTCACTTGGTTAAAGTTTCATATTGCAAAAGTAGGAAGTTTATTTGTGTAAATTCTTTAAAAAATTACAAAATATCCATAATTACATAAATTAACATTTTTTGTCAATATTACAAGAAAAAAATTCTTTACTTTGCAAAACGAAAACCGCCGCCGGTTCTCAAAATGAAATCACACGAATAGGGAACGTGTTTATTTTATAAGACTTTGCATCTCCACAGCCATCGCCTCTCCCTATGTTGCGGTGGCTTTTTTATCAAAAAACTATGCCGCAAATCAGTTACTATCCGACAGTTAAAGACAAAAGAGGGCAATCTACAGACTTAGATTCATTCCTAAGGAATGTTATGATTGGGACCTGGCAAGATGCCATCTTAGATGTTCGCACCGGAAAAAAAGAGAAATCTACCCTTCCGGCAGTGACTGCATCGGGGTATTTTGAAAATGATAGACAAGCCGCCAAAATCACCCAGCACTCCGGATTTATATGTATAGACTGCGACCTCAAGCAAAATCCGGATATTTTAGAAAAAAGAAAACAGTTACTCCTATGTAAGTATGTATATGCCCATCACATTTCAGCCAGTGGTGGGGGACTGGCTGTTTACATAAAAATCAATCCGAAAAAACATTTGGAATCGTTTTTAGCAATAGAAAAATATTTTGCTAATCAATTCCAAATCATCATTGATACAAGTTGTAAGGACGTATCCCGGGCGAGATTTGTAAGCTACGACCCCGAGATGTACCTCAACAGCCATGCGGTAACTTGGGATATTTTTATTCCTAAAACAGAAATCGCCCCACCTCACATTGTCAATGCTGTTTATGGTGAATCGGATATTGATTTGGTATTAACGCAAATTAGGCAACAGGCAGTTGATTTAACAGGCAGTTACGATGACTGGCTCAACATTGCTTTTGCATTACATTCTCATTATAAGGATTCGTTAACAGGGGTAGAAAACTTTTGTTTTGTTTCACAATTTTCACCCAAATACAAAAGAGAAGATGCAATAAAGCAGTACAACCACTGCAAAGACAAAGGGGGGAGACTAGTAACCATTGGTACTTTTTTCTTTTTGGCAAAAAGGGCAGGGTTACGAATAAAATCACAACAAACGAAAATCATTGAAGAAATTGCTATTTCACGAAAAAAAGCAATGGGGACCTCCGGTGGTTTCAAAGACAAGTTATCTGTAATTGAAAGCACAAAAGAATATCTAAAAAGAGAACATAATATTGTATCAGATATACAAGTTGAGCAGATTATTAATTCGGAAGTTATCGGTGAAATTTCCTACGAAGATGACAAAACAGGCATAGGAATAATCAAAGAGTACTGTAAAGCAAAAGGAATTTACATCAACGAAATTACCGGAGCTTTAGAAATAGAAAATATTCCACTTACAACAAGAAAATTAAACACTTTAATAAATGAAATTGAAGTTAATTTTGCAAACTATAAGCCTTCCGAACAACGTATAATGCGAATATTGGAATCGGACGAAATGCCTATTCGTAACCATTTCAACTTGTTTTTTATTAATAACAAACGGGACGCAAAAGATACTAATGACTATGTAGCGGACTTGTTATCCTGTTTCAATTTTAAACAAAAATTAAACGATTCAGATAAATTATTTCTTTGTACCTTAATAACAAAATGGTTAGTTTCAATCGTTGGTAGTATGCACGGGACACACTCGGTAATGATGTTAGTTTTAATTGGTTCAGTTGGTTTGAAAAAAACTACTTTTTTCAGAAATTTACTCCCACCAGAACTGTTCAGGTATTATTCAGAACTAAATAACGCTCTCAAAGAAGCGGATATGTTATTTCAAATGTGTGAAAATCTATTAATATTAGATGACGAATTCGGTAACAAAAATTTCAAAGCGCAATCACACTTGAAAAATCTTTTGTCTTTAGATATTATCACTTTACGACAATTATACGACAAATTAAGGGAAAAACGGAAGCGTTATGGGGTATTGGCAGGTACTTCAAACGATATTGAAGTTATTTCTGATAACCACGCAAACAGGCGTATTATTCCAATCGAATTGATTTCTATTGATTATAAAAAATACTTAAATATTGACAAAACTGCACTTTTTTTGCAGCTAAACGATGTTTTTCAATCGGATAACGAATGGCAATTTATCACTCCAAACGAAATTGAACGTATGAATATTCTATTTGGCAGATACAACGATGGAAGCCGAGAGGAAGACTTAATCTTAAAATATTTCCTTCCCGCAAATGGTGAAACAGGCATCTTTATGACCTCAACCGAAATGATGCAGCACTGCGAACAGTACACAAAGGTTAGTTTGTATCACAAGAAATTCGGGCAGGTCTTAAACAAGCATGCTTTTGAAAAATCATCTTTTAACAGGAAATCGGGGTACTTTGTCAATATAAATTCGTAGGAAGTCAATATCAATGCTTAAAAGTAAATATAAATTCATAAAGAAAACCGCTATAATTCAATGTTATAGCGGTTTTTTTTCATTCTAAAATACATTTGAACGCTTACAATACCTTCGCTCGTACCAATATAAAATCGGCTGTTTCAAACGAAGTTTTTTTTCTACAGATTGCATATTCAATCTTACTTTTTTGTGATTCATACTGCGGCATAGCTTTGAAAAAAGATGCCAAAGATGTAAAGCAAATCGGTTTAATTTCCGGATTGCGGCTCATTTTAATAATTACTCTCCTCATATTATTTGGTTTTAAGATTAAAGATGCTGCAAAGATAATACGATTTTACAAATATTGCAATAATATTGTATGATTTACCAATATTGTAATAATATCTACTATTGCAGCAATTTTTCACAAAAATACAATATTACTACAATAGTAGTAAATTGTACAATATTGTTATAATGTTAGTAATTTGCTGTTTTTCGCAAATATACAATATATATACAATAATGTAGCAATTACAGGTATTGTTACAATATTGTAGTGGAATACAATATTGTAATAATATTGTAAAGTCATGTTTTTATGCGATTTTACCAACATTGTAATTATATCGTTGCATTTACCAACATTGTAGTAATATTGTAGTATTCAATTTTGCATTTTGTAATAATATTGTAGTTATTACTTAATTTATTGATTATCAATTGTTTAGATAGTTTTTTGGAATGGGTAAAAATATGTATTTTTGTCATGTTTTCTATTTTATAAGTATAAATAATCATTTTTGCAACAGTAGAAATATTCTACCACTGACTTTACTATAACATTGCAATCAATTGTAAATCAATAACATACAAATTCAATGTTTCAGTAGATTTTACTTTACTATAACATTGTAACATACTAATATACAGTACTTTACAACTAATTATTTAATAAATACATAGGTAGAATGTAAATTATTGAAATAATTGGAAAATATTTTTTTTGATTCCTGAATTTTCACGATTTCCAAAAAAGAAAAAAAACTCGATTTCTACTGTTCTACTGTTGCAAATTGTTGTATCTATTTGAATATTAATAAATTCCATTGTTATAGTAGAGTTTTACTTTAAGTGATTCTACTGAATCTACCCCCGCAGACTTTTTGTATAGTCTTTTATTTTAGTTGTTTATATATGTTATAGTAGAGTTTTACTTTAACCTAAAAAACAGGCATTAATTAATATTTTACTTTTTTAAAGATTATTTTCAATTCAATTTTCTATTTTTGTATTCTAAAATTCTTACTATGAAATTTAAAACAATTGAAACGTATAAGGTAGGAGACATTGTGGAATCAATGCTTCCACCACCGGACGGAGACAGGTACGAAATAATTTCATTCAACAAACAAGCGAAGAGGGCAATAGTTTATGATTTGGTAAACCGTACAATGACTTCAACCCCCTTTGAATTTAGAAAATTTGAACTTATTGCACCAACCGACAGACGATACAATCAATATCAACATAATCAGAACAAAAAATGAAAACAATCGGCACAATCTGTATTTTTTTCGGATTAATCGGGTTCGGAACTTTGGCACTAATAGCACACAACGTTATACCCAGCACCGTATTTACTTGGGCAGTCATGATTTTGGGATATTCTACAGCGTTTTTTATGATTTACCTACTAATCAAAAGACTTTGAAAATCAATACTTTAAGATTTTACTTTGTTAAATGTTTGTTAAAAGTTACTTAAAGACTTGCGGGGTATTGAAAACTGTTATATCTTTGTAACATCAAATTAAAACATACACACCATGACAAAATTAGAAAAGATAATCGCACAGTACACAGGAGTAGAATACAACAAAGATAACTACTCAATAGGCGGCGGCAACGTTGATGGAAAATTCGCATCAAACCGACATGAGGATGCAAGTTGCGACCCTGGCAAGTTGACTGTAGGCAAAGCTACAGCAATATTTAAGAAGGCAACGGGCGAGGATACTGATTACGTCAAGGCAATCATACACGATACTTTCCCATTTATGGAATGGCATCATGCAAGTTACTTTAAAGGTAGAATGATGAAGACTTACTTTCTTAACTCAGACCAAATTATCGACCTTGCATCCAATTGGATAAGTTATTGTCAATCTTACGATAAAAGAATGTATTCCTAATATTTATTCTCAGACCGTTAAAAAACCCTGACAAATTTTTTTTGTTGGGGTTTTTTGTTTATATTTGCGGTTGGTGTTTTTACATGATAAAACATAAAAAAAGATGGCACGACCGGAAAAATATACGGAAAAATTTCTTATAGAAGTCGCAAAATATGTAGCTACAGGCAAAAACATTGACGAGGCTTCTAAAGATATGAATTTCAATTATTTTGCATTCCAAAAGACTTTACAACAAGACCCTACCAAAAGACTATTGTTTGAAACTGCAAAACTACAACATATTGAATCTTTAATCAAGGTTGCCGACGAAGGTACTAAAAAACTTTTGAACGGCTTTACAGATGAAAAAACAATCAAAAAATATAAAATTGTAGAGAAGGACGGGGTGCCGACAAAAAGACTTGTGTCTGAAACAATTGAAAAAGTTATCTTCCCACCAAACTCCTCGATGATACAGTATATGTACAACCGAGAGGAGCGGCTCAAGGCAAAATTAAACCCAACGGAAACCACGGAAACGCAACCAATAATTTTCAACGAGACTAAAACTTATGAAACAAGCGAAGCCAAAGACGAGTAGGTTACAACGAGCAATTGATACGTGGAATTTATATGCAATTGAAGCCGTTAGGTTCAAACAATATAAAAGTAAGCAATATCTATACAACGGCTTACTAATTGAAATTAACGAAGTATATGATTGCTTAAACAAAACCTTCCGGGGGGACTTTGCATACAATTCTCCACAATTTTTAGAAAAAATAAAAGGTGAACTCGGCGATGTTTGTTGGTTTTTTGCATTGATACAATACGAAAATCCGGATATTGATTATTTCAAACAGTTTATTGAAGTTAACGTAAATATAAACGATCGCCAAGCGGTTGATTTCTATTTGTTTGAATCAATCGGCGATGCCTATGATACGATTACCGGAGCAGGTAATGTAAGCCTGTTGGAGTGTTTTGATAAAGTATTTTCATTAGTGCTAAAGTTTGGAGCGAATGAAATACTAAATGGTAACTTACATAAATTGAACGAACGCAAAGCAAACAAATTGATACTCAAAGATGATATATTTTCAATAGCTAGAAATTCGTTGGAGAAAATCATAAAAACATTTGCAGAAAAACACAATTACCAGTGGGAATGGATGACCTATCCCGTGTTAATTGAGTTTAATGCTACGTATTATGTAGGGATTGATGATGTGTTAATTGATTTAGAAAACGATGTCCCAAAGCGGGAGTTTATTCGTTGGTACGAAGAGGCTTCAGATAAGAATTACACGAATTATTTAAAAGAAAAAAACTTATGGAAAGCGTAGAAAAAAAACAATTGTTAGTTGATTTGTCTGAATATGCACACAACGCATGGGCAGGGTGGATGGAATATCTTTTTTCAAAATCAACAAACAACGAAGATGGAACGGTTACTATTCCTAAAGAATTGGTTGTTAGGTGGAAACGGCAAATGGAAACATACTATAATTTGTTGCCGGAAAACGAAAAATTAAGTGATATTAAAGAAGCAGAAAAAATAATTTTAATATATGAAAAAAGAGAACAATAATACCCTGCCGATTACCGACTTGGTAAAAGATACAATGAATTTCAACAAACATAAAAGAATGGATTTGTTGAATAAATCATTGGAGAAGTTCGGAGCGGGTCGCAGCATATTGATAGATAAAAACAATCATATTATAGCTGGTAACGGACTTGTGGAAACTGCTGAAAAACTTGACTATAAGGATATTGTGGTGGTAGAATCTGATGGTACTAAGATTATAGCGGTGAAACGGACTGATATAGACTTAAATACTAAGGTAGGTAGGGAACTCGCTCTCGCTGATAACCAGACCGCACACTTGAATTTAGAATGGGACTATGAAAATCTAAACATGGCTGTAGAGGACTTCGCTATTGATTTGAACGAGTTTGAAATTCCGGTGGAAGAGGTGGCTGACTATTCAGATAAAAACAAAGAAATAGATACAAACGAATTTTCTGAAAAAATGACTTTAAAGTTAGAATTAAGTCAAGACGAATTTTCATTTGTAAACAACGAACTATCAAAAATAGATGCTAACAAAGAATTAGCATTGCTAAAACTATTGAATTATGAATCATAAATTCCCTTACAAATGGAATCTATCTGATAGTTACCATGCAAAAGGAATATCAAAAAATAATCTTAATGTATTCGGTACTTTTATTTGTGGTGGTGGCTCTACAATGGGCTATAAATTAGCAGGTTATAATCATTTGGGCGGTGTTGAAATTGACAAACAGGTTGCCGATGTTTACAAGACAAATCACAATCCAAAATATCTTTTTAACGAAGATATTAGAGATTTCAACAAACGTACTGATTTACCAAAAGAATTATTTTCGTTGGATATTTTAGATGGGTCGCCACCATGTAGTACTTTTAGCATGGCAGGTAGTCGGGAGAAGGCTTGGGGTAAAAGTAAACAATTTAGGGAAGGGCAGTCATTGCAGACCTTAGATGACTTGGTTTTTGTTTATTGTAATACAATTATAAAGTTACAACCTAAAGTTTTTATTTTAGAAAATGTAAAAGGAATAATACAAGGTAACGCAAAAGTTTATTCAAAAGAAATTGTATCAAAAATGACAAAAGCAGGGTACACTGTGCAAGTTTTTTGTCTTAATGCCGCATCAATGGGCGTCCCTCAAAAAAGGGAACGTGTTTTTTTTATTGGTTATAGAAATGATTTGAAATTTCCTAAATTGAAATTGGAATTTAATGAAAAACCGATTTTGTTTTCTGAAATAAAAGAAATAGGATTAAAACAAGGAATAAATGGAAAAAGAAGCGAATTATGGGACAAATGCAAGCAAGGCAAGTCATTTGCAACTGTATCAGATGGAAATAACTTTTCAAGTATTAGGTTGTCGGATAATGAAATTTGTAACACTATAACAGCAAATCAGTGCGAAGGGTTTTTTCATTCAACTGAAAAAAGAAAAATATCTGATAATGAATGTAAATTAATTGGTACTTATCCAATGGATTACAATTTTAAGGAATTAAGACCGATGTATCTAATCGGCATGAGCGTCCCACCGGTAATGACTGCACAAATTTCGCATCAAATTTATTTACAATGGTTATCTAAATTAGCATGATTCTCTCCGCAAAGCAAAGCAAAGCGTTAGACGTATTAGAAGACAAGACCACTAACGAATTGTTGTACGGGGGTGGTGCGGGGTCTGCGAAGTCTATACTGGGGTGCTATTGGTTGCATAAGATGGCTCTTAAATATCCAAACACTAGATATTTGATGGGAAGGGCAGTTTTGAAAACATTAAAAGAAACTACGTTAGTATCATTCTTTAAAACAACGAAATTATTAAAACTGCCGCAAGTTTACAAATACACTGAAAACAAAGGAATATTCTTTAAAAACGGCTCAGTTATTCTTTTGAAGCATTTAGATTTTAAACCGTCCGATCCCGAGATGGACGAACTGGGATCGCTTGAATTAACAGGAGCATTTGTCGACGAGGCAAATCAAATAACGGAAAAGGTTATATCAGTGCTATTCAGTAGAATACGTCATCTTTTGGACGAAAATAATTTGATACCAAAAGCGTTATACACTTGCAATCCTGCAAAAAATTGGACGTACAATAATTTTTATTTGCCAAACAAAAACGGTACGTTAGGAATTAAAAAAAAGTTTATTCCAGCGTTGGTTACAGACAATCCATTTATCAGCAAACACTACGTTGAAAGTTTGCATCAACTACCAAAAAATAGTCGTGAAAGGTTGTTATATGGAAATTGGGAATATGATGATGACCCCAATACTTTGCTGTCGTTTGAATCAATACAAAATATCTTTACAAACGATTTTGTACAACCCGGGAATTTCCGATGTATCACTGCGGATATAGCTTTAGAAGGCAAGGATTACTTCGTTGCGTACGCATGGGCAGGGTGGGTAGTTATAGATTATCTTGTTATACCCAAAGCGGACGCAAAGCAAATTGAAACGGCTTTACAAAATTTCGCATTTAAAAACCAAATTCCACAAACAAATATATTAGTAGATGCTAACGGAATTGGTTCGTACCTCAAAGGGTACATAAAAAATTCAAAACAATTCTTAAACAACGGCTCTCCACTTATTGCAGCAAACACAAGGCAAATTAACTACTTTGCTAATCTTAAATCACAATGTATCTACGAAATAAGCATTATGATTAACGAAAATAAATTGTATTTAGGTAATATCAAAAGCTCCGAGGTTCGCACCGCTATTCGTAGGGAACTTGAATTGTGGAAATTAGTTTATAAGAATGAAAAAATCGGGGTGATTCCAAAGGACGAGATTAAATTGTCATTGGGACGTTCACCCGATTATACCGATGCTTTATATATGCGGTATTACTTTTTTTTAACTAAGAAACAATAATATAGTGAAAAAAAGATAAAACATTTAACTGTTATAAAAATATTTCGTATTTTTGTATTTATACACAAAAACACAAAACCATGAGTTCAAACGAATACGATGTTTTATTTGCAAAATTAATAAATCAAAATTTAAATTTGCGTTTGTTTTGCCAAACAAATGAAATTAAGTATAGCAAATTTAGACAATTTATACATAACGATACAGATTATCATATGTTATATTGCGAATGGATTAAAAAAAAGGAAAACGAAAATTATTTATATCTAAATAAAATTTTAGATAATTTTCAATTTGGTGGAATTAATTTTAAAGATTATTTGTCAACTTTTGATATTTCATTATATAATTTCAATAAGATGATAAATCAGCAGCCGTCCCTTTACCTAAAGTATGAGAAAATAAAAAATTATCAAAAAAAAGTTATTCCGGTTGAAAATAAAACAAGTTTATTAAAAGAATTGAAAAAAAATGCAAGAATTTATAAAAAAGAAATGATACTTTTACAAGACGAGTTAAAATCAATGAAAGTGGTTTTGCAAGCGTTGTTGAATAAAAAAAAATTAGATTAAAAAAAACATTTAACACATATAAATATATTTTGTATATTTGCAAAATTAAGTTATATACGACACAACTCACTATTTATATGAAACAACGAACTTTAGAATCAGTGAAACCATTGATAGAATTTTGGTTTTCAGATTTTCAGAAATACGAAAGGCAACTCGACAAACTAATCGTTGGCAACGGTTATGTTGTTTTGCCTGTTTTATCAAAAATGGAAAGGAAAATGTTATGATTTTAGAGGAAGCTATTGAATTATTGCAAGTTGAAAACATTGCAAATAACGACGCTGAAAAACTAAATGGGCAGGTGGGGTTTTTCACCGAACCACGTTATGAGAATTATCTCCCACTATCCGAACATTTTACGCAACGATTTGACTACATAAATGATTTTTTAGGTTACGCAAGGAGTCGGTTAAATAACCAAGAATCATACCTCAACTTTGAGAAAGCATTAAGTATGCCTATGGAAGTTACATCTTTACTCAAATCATGTAACGATATTCTCTCAAAGGTATTCAATGCCAAAGATAGAAATCAGTCTTTGCAGATAACAAAATCTGAAAACGAAGCTATACAATTCTTAAACTCCTTAAAGATACAAGACAAAGTATGGAAAACATTCACAAACGAACCCTGCACGATTCTTTATGTGGAATCAGAACCGGAGGAGAACGAAATAGAAATTTGTAAAATCAGACCCGACAGGGTGATAAATGTAGAAATTGAAAACAACGAAATTGCAGCGTTTTCATTTCGCACTTCCGATGGGTTGGCAGTAATTTGTGACGAATACTACAGATTATTCAACTTGCAGCACGAGTTGGTTATGGAATCGCCTCACAAGATAGGCATCTGTCCGGCAGTGTTTGCAAGTAACGAATATTTTTCACGACACAATAAGTTACAACGTGCTAATCAATTCACCCAGACTTTGTCTATGATTAAGGAATTACAATTGTTGTATATCCTTAAAAAAATAGAGAATCCATATGGTTTTTATCACTTTATTGAACGATTTCGCCAAACGGATTCATGTGAGTACGATAACGGGATACAATATTGTGTTTCCGGTTGGTTAGCTGATAAAACCACAGGCAAATTAGTAACTGACCAATTTGGCTCAATGAAATGTCCTAACTGCAATAAAGATATGGGCGTAGGCAAAATCATTGAAAAACCAATGCCAATGAATACGCAAGACGTTGTATTGGACAATGTTATTAGATTTGTTGCACCGGATACAAACATTTTAGAATACGGGGACGCTTTTTTAGAATCTTTGGAATACAAAATTTTAAACAACGTCACAGGTAAACAAAAACAGGTTAACACAAAAGTAAGCCAAAACGAAACGGCTTACAAATATAATATGGACTTAGAGAAATCTGTAATATTAAATCTAAAAAAGAATTTAGAATTTACTATTAACAGGCTTTCATTTTTTGCATTGAAGTTGAAATACGGGGACTCGTTAACAAGTTATTATTTGAATTTGGGAACGGAGTTTGCACTTACAGACCTCAGCACCTTATACGAAGAATTATCTTTAGCAAGGTTAAATGGTATAGATGATATTTTGAATATCAACCAACAAATAATTGATACCAAGTTTTCAACGAACCCAAACCAACATCTCCGCGCTACCCTTTTGAACAATTTTAAACCAAATCTAAATGGTACTGTCGCCGAGATTGATGCTGCTTATACGACCGGACTTATTCCACAAGAAATTTATTTAAAACAACGATTTTTGAATGATTTTCTCCAATGGATATTAACTAATAAGATACCCATTGAAATGTTTAATACAGAAATACCGGTTTACGAACATTTAAAGACTTTAAACAAATGGTTTACTGAATATACCACAACCCTTATAATACCTAAAATCAATGAAAACAAACAAACAGGAAATGAACCACAATAAGATTGAAATTTACGACGAAATGGAAACTGAAGCTCCGCAATTTGAAAACGAAGCTCCGGAAGTCAACGGAGTAACAGGCAAGGGCTTCGTGCTTATTCACGAAATGGATAAAATCGAAACCACTGATTCTTTTGGCAGTACGAAAGTCAAAGCCAATCCTGTAACCATTGGAATCCATGAATTGATACAATTTGCAAAGTATTCTCCCAAAAAAGAAATTTCTATTATCGTAGAAATCGAGGGCGTGAAACTGCCAAACCAAGTATTGTTATCTGAAATTTTGGACGACAAAGATAGAATTGTCAACGAAGAAATTCTCAAAGTTACTAACTATAAATTCTAAAAAACATGATAACACTCGAGGAACTGAAAGCAAACGGCATTGAATTGGAACAAACAGTTGCCGATAAGATCATACTTTTGGCATCAAATAAATTTGCACCGGAAATCGACAGGGCTCGTAAAGAGGAAGCTGGAAAGGTGTTAGCTGAAATAGATAACATTTACAAAGATGCTGGTATTGAACTGCCAAGCGGCAAAAAAAAGACTGCCTATTTATCGGAACTTATTAAACAGGTTAACGGTGAATTGTCAACATTGAAACCTAAAGTTAGTGAGTATGAATCATTGATTAAAGATGCACCGGACAAGGCAAAATTCAATGACTTACAAAATGAAACCAAGTTACTGAGGGAGCAGTTAATTGCAAAAGACAAAGATATTTTAGCAGCAAAAACCGAGTTTGAAACCCAAAAAAAACAGGATAAAATCGTTTCAAAAATTTCTGCAAAATTACCAGAACTGCGAAATGATATTCCGGCTGAGGCTTTGGAAATCATAAAAAACACTGTAATCAGGGGGTTGTTGCAATCTGCAGAACTTGATGGAGAAATTGTGATATTCAGAAATCAAAACGGAGAAATACTACGCAATCCTGCGAACGCTTTGCAACCTTATACAGTGGAGGAGATGCTACTTAACGACCCTACAATGAAGGGACTGATTAAGGAAGATGCAACTTCAAAGGGCGTGGGAGCGAACAAGCCGACCCCCCCAGCTGCCGATAAAGTTATTGATTTGAGTAATTTATCAAAGGAAGATGCAATGGACAAGGCTCATGATTATGTTACGAGGGTGCTGGGGTTTGATAAATTTAAAAATCCAGCTGAGTATAGTAAGGAGAAACAAAAGATAATGACAGCGTATTTCGCAGCGAAAAAATAAAGACTTTTTGTTTTAGTGTGAATAAAAAAGCGGTCAGTTTTGTGCTGATCGCTTTTTTTGTGGGGTTAAAAATGTTTGTTAAACAAATAAAACAATAATAAAAAAAACCAACTATATTGTTAGTTGGTTTTTATTAGCTACTTTTTTACTTGAATAACTTTTTTTTGTACCCATGCATCGAGCTGGTCCTTGGTGAATAACCATTGTCGCCCATTCTTATAGTATTGCATTTCAAAATTCAATACTGCTTTGACTAACTTTGAGTAGCTACATTTACAGTATGCTGCTGCTTCCTTCGAGTTAAAATACGGGGTTGTTTGATTTTCCATATTGAATATAAATTAATTAATAATAAAAGACAAATTTAAAACAACCAATTGAAAAAAAATGTAAAAAAAATATAAAAAATATTTGGTCGCTAAAAAAACATTTCTTATATTTGCACCAATAAAGATACGAACTATAACAATACGCTGCAAATCTATTTTGTTAAACAAATAAAACAATAATAAAAAAAACCAACTATATTGTTAGTTGGTTTTTTATTTATTATTTTAAATCATTTATAGAAAATACAATACCAATGCAATAAATCTCACCATCTTCCATAATATTGAACTTTTCGTGTGGAATATCAGTTTCATAAACCCAAGAAACATTTTTATAATCGCCACCTAAACTGTGTATTTTATCCGGACACCATAAAGCTGTAATCTTGTTTACAGATAATTCTAAGCTGCTTACATCGTACCCATTTTCTTTTAGAGTTTCAAGAGCTTCTTCGCATTCTTCTTGGTTATGCAAACAACCTTTTTTTGTAAAAAATACTTCGCCACCATCGTAGCAATCACCCTCATCGTTAATCGCGCCTCGAAATTCCATTAAATCATCGCTTGCGCCGTAAACGATAACAAGGCCATTTTCTTTGGCTTGTTGTTCAATTGCTTTTGCGATTTCGTTTTCTGTTTTACCGATCAATAATTCGGCTAATTCTTTTGCTGTCATAATTTTATAGTTTTGAATTTTTAAAAAGACAAATTTAAAACAACCAATTGAAAAAAAATGTAAAAAAAATATAAAAAATATTTGGTCGCTAAAAAAACATTTCTTATATTTGCACCAATTAAGACTGCACAGCGACACAGACAACTTGGGAGTGAACCAATTGTTGGTAATAACGTAGTGAAGCGTTATCTAAAAATCGCACAAAAAACAATAATTTTTTTATTTTAAACGAACTTACGGCAACGTAGTTTATTTTCTTACAATCAATTCTTTTCTCCAATGAAAACCAAATCTATCATAGGACTGCTCTTTGCAGCTCTTTTAACCACAATACTGGCGACCGTTTCCGGTGTGCCGAGTATTTTTATCGTACCGTTTATTCTTGTTAGTCTTTTTGCGTCCGTTCCGAAAGGTGTGTTGGGTGCAAATATGATTGATACCTTGCTAACGGAATCTGTTGCAAAATGGAATCCGCAGTACAATGCTTTTGAAACTGCAATGAATAACTACGGAGCTTTTAAAGCGTTTCAAGATGATTCAAACAGCCCATTTTCAATTGCATCACCGGAACTTAAGGCGAAGGCTCAAGCCAGTTTTAATACCGCTTTGAAAACTCCTGTATTTAAAAATAATACATTGACTTTAACGGCTTCGAGACCTGTGACAATTACAGATTTTCACCCGCAAAGTGCAATGGTTACTCTTTCGTTTGTAACAATAAATGCAGCGTTTACATTGATTCCGGCTGTGTACTTAAACAATCACATGACAAAGGAAGAAGCGTTTAAAAATCAGATGTTAAATACAATGAATGCTGTCGCAAAAGCATTAAACGATTCTTCGTTAACAGTTTTAAATTCAGACAAAAACCAAATAGCTCCTTCCCTTTTGGGTAAGTACACTTTTGGAGCTTCAATTTTGGACTCTGTTTTGGCGTATGGTGAAATCTATGGTACAAACACCCCACGTTTGTATTCAGATTTGGGCTTGTTGTTAGATTCTTTGAATATGCAACCAAAATCACCTAATTACAAGGTTATTGGTAACGGTGGAGTTCGCTCAGTGATGCGTGCAATGAAAAACCAATACGGAAGCAATAATTCAGTTAACTACCAAGAGGAAACTATGAATCCATTCTACTACGCTCAAACGTTGGCAGATGCTGCAAACAAAATCGCCACTGGTTATGCTGTATCTGAAGGTTCGTTGGGATTCATTACACGTTCGTATCCTGATTCTTATTTAGGTTTGAAATCTACTGACGGTCATGAGTGGGGTAGTGTAATATTGCCGGGCTTGAATATTCCAATGGATACGTACTACTACGAAGGTGCTGCAGACAAATCAGCTGTATTGACTGGTGCAACAGCTTCAAAAGTAGAATCTTTTGGCCTCTCTTTGGACTATTGCTTATTCACTAACTACAATTCGGACAAGACCACAAAAGCAAATCCGATTTTGAAATTCAACGTTGCGAATGCTTAAATTTGAATAAATGAATACTTGCTAACCTTATTAAGGACTGTAAGTATTCATTAACAATCTTTTGGACTCGTGTGTGTTTCTTAAGGTGGTGGGCTTTTTATTCCCACTACCTTATTTTAAAACTTTAAAACCATGTTTGTAACAATATCCGATTTTGTTGGTAAATATCAGCTACCGCAAGATTATAACCAAGAAAAATTGAACGAAATAATCACCAAACAGGAGAAAAAACTGTTGGTTGATTTGCTTGGTTATTCCGAATATACAAACTTTTTAACAAACATAACGGAGCAGATTTGGATTGATTTTAAAGATGGAAAAGACTATACGAACACAACAACAAATCAGTTAGTAAATTATTTAGGAATTAAACCATTTTTGATTGGATTTATATATTTTCATTACATTGCAGATATAGACTATAGAACAAGCGGATACGGGCAAGACAATACAGAAAACGCTAGGCAGTTTACAACCAACGAAAAAAAATTAGAATTATACAAAAGATATAACGAAGCAGTAGATTATTATCATGACGCATTGAAATTCTTGTTAAATGATATAGCAACATATCCGAATGTAACATCAAAATTTAAGGGAGCAATCCATTTAATAAATTACTAACCATGGCAACAATAGACGTAACGAGAGTATCGGAAGGAGTAGTTCACTATACCAAGGATGGGGTGGTTAACATACTGCCAGTTGCGTTTATTGCCAAGCCAAGTAACAATGGAGGAGTATATATAGTAAACAACGGAAACTATCTATTTGAAATATTTCCTACAGATACAGTTAGTTTGAATGGAATTGCATTTACATACACAACTTTTGGAATAGATTTAGCGGCTCAAATTGAAACGGACATAACATTTTTGGCGAGTTCGGATAAACTTAAAGCGGGTTCGGTAGTCACAAAAACAGCTAACTATACTGCGACAATCTACGACAATACGATTTTGTGCGACGCAACGACCGGAGCGATAACAATAGATTTGCCGACCGCAGTAGGAAATTCAGGGGTGAAATTGAATATTAAAAAAATTGATAGTTCCGTTAACATTATTACAATAGATGCAAACGGTTCTGAAAAAATAGATGCCGATTTGACAAAGACAATTGCAAATCAATGGACATCAATCACAATTATTTCTAACGGTGCAAATTGGTACATAATATGAGCTATATAGAAAAAATAAAACTCGACACAAACCAAAGTACTTTTGACGTTGGTGGAAATCTAAATGTTATCAAAACAAAATTGTTTGATGGCAAGATTTTGAACGAAGACAAGCCCTTAATCTTTGAGAATACCGGAACCGGAACCGGAACTTATGGAAACTCAAAGTACGACATGGCAGTAACGGCAGGGCAGTATCTTATACGAACATCAAGACGTTATCTCCCTTATTTCAGTGGCGACCCGCAAGAGGTGGAGTTTACGTTTGATAATTTTGCAAACCAAGCGGGGGTAATAAAAAGGGTTGGTTATTTTTCTAGTAATGCTGTCGCTCCATTTGATGCTAATTTTGATGGATTTTACATTGAATCTGACGGAGTTAATTCAACCTACAGACTTGTAATTCTACGCAACGGGACCGAAATTTTAAATAAAGTTTGGACTGAATGGGCAGGGTACGCCTCGCTCGTTGGGTACGATTGGAATAATTTCACCGTTTGCTTGGTTGATTTCCTTTGGTTAGGTGGTGCCGGTTTACGTTTACAAATCATGACACCAAACGGATTTATAAATGCCCATACCTACGTTCACGCCGGAGCAGCACAGGATATTTTCATGTTATCACCAAACCATAAGTTGAGGTACGAAATTCGCAGTACAACTGGCTCAGGTTCGTTACATTACATTTGCTCTCAAGTTAGTACAAAAGGGACGACAAATCAATCGGGAGAACAAAGAAGTGTACATACATCGGGTCTTGTAACCTTGGCAAATATTGGAACGAAATACCCGTTGAAAGCAATCAGAAAAAAGAGTACACATCGCGACCGTTCAATTAAGACTATCGGAGTTGATGGATTTGTAAGCAGCAATACAGATATATTATTGCTTACACTAGAATTTAATCCTACATTGTCGGCAGCACTTACTTATACAGATATAAGTAACTCGGCAGCACAAGAAGCGACAGGTAACGGTACGATTACAGTAACCACGGCAGGGACAATTTTATGGAGTAAATACATAACGCAAAATTCTGTATTTCAACCAAACATATTAGCAGAAGACTTTTTGAGTGAAATCGGCATATCTTTGGCAAATGTGAGCGACCAGTTGGTACTTTGCGGGACACCTCGAACTACATCTATAACAGCTTACGGAAATTTAAGTTTTAAAGAATACTAGAAATGGAAATATCAACTATAAAATTCATAATTGAAATTGCAGGTTTTTTAATCGTCATAACGGGATTATACTGGAAAATGAATAACGAAATTGAAAAACTAAAGATGCAATTTGATTCAATTCAAAATGATTTCAAACGTGCCAAAGATAACTTCAACAACCACAAAGATTCAGAAGACAAAAGATACGAAGATATTCGCACTATGTTTGAAACAATTGATAGAAAACTAACGGGGTTGCAAATTGAATTTGATATCCGAATAAAAAACAAGTAACATGGACTATTTCATAAAAAATATTGATATTTTCTTATTTATTGGATTGGCATTATTTTTTATTGTAATTTTTGTAATCAAAGCAAAAGACGATGACTATTAACTCATTAAGATATGACTATTAACGACTTGACAACATATTTCCAATTTGCAATAAATGCAACCAAGGAAGACAATTGGATAACATCGGCAACCGACATGGGAGCGGGTGTTATCAGATTTGCGACCATTTATGGCAGTGATATTGTTAAGGGCGATTTCGTTAACTTGTTATATTGTGGTGATTTGAGTGGTTATGAATTATTGGTAACCAATAGCGGCTCGGGTTGGTTTGAAGTTACTTTTAAAAACGAAATAACGATTGTAATATTAGGAAAGGTAACAACGAATAAACCAATACTACATATCGGAACTTGGGAAAGTGCAAACACTTTGAGAAATAATTTAAGAACAACGAAATATCCGTTTATATTCATACCGGAATCTGAAGTGGTTATCAATGCAATAAAAAGAAGTGAATATACAGTAGCTAACGAAATTATTATCGGCAATATTTTTGTATTAAATAAGTCTGTTTGGACGGATTCAGAAGTTAATTTGCAAACTATTTGCGACACAATGGGAACGCTTTTTGAAACGATTATAACGGCTTTTAAACACAAATATTCATTTCTATTAAGTTCGTTTTCAAATTACATTTTTGAAATACACAAACGGTTCGGCAAAGATTTTGCTACGATTCCGTTTTCAGAAAATACTAGCGGCGTACAAATTAAGAATATAACCATGATTCTTAGTAACGATTCACCGCAACCAAAAAGATTTACTAAGGTGGGAAGCAATACGCCACCTAACTAATAAAGAAGCAGTCTTAAAAAATCAATTATTAACAATAAAAAAAAATAAAAATGGCGACAATTAAAAATTTCCGAGCAGAAGACCAAGTGAATCTGTTGGGACAAATAGTCGGGGTTTTTGCAAGCGAAACTCCGTTTGAATTTGCAGACAAAACAACGGCTCTTTTAGCATCGGGTTGGGAAACAAGAATGCTCAATCCAAAGGGTGCAAGAATGTATATACTTCGTGCATCGGATAATGTAACCGCTCCTGTTAACGAGGATATTTTCGTTATGGGGAACACAAATCTTTTTGAGTACAAAGTACGTAACGGCGACAAAACCATTCAATTAGATTACTACTTTCAATCACGTGAGCAGATTGAAGCGTTGAAATCTTTTGAAGGCAAAAAGATGTATATTGCAATTATCACTCGCAACGGTTGGATATTAACGGACACAACTGACGGCACAAAGATCAACGGGATTCCTGTTAATACATATTTTATTTCAGAGAAATCTCCCGAGAGTAGCGATGGTATGTGGAATGCCGGAATAAAGTTTAAAATCAGCGAATTTTCAAACGGTTATGCAAAAGCAATTAAGCCAGTCGACGAGGCTGTTGCTTCGTGGAGACCGCAAGACTACGATGGAATTATCGACGCAACTCTGACCGTTGGTACAATTGCAGATACCTCTTTGGAGGTAACGGTTACCGGAACTGCCGATGGCGTAGCTATTGAAGGGCTTGACAATACAGCGTATTGGACAATGACTAACTTGGGCTCGGCTCATGTTGTAACCAGTGTTACTGCCGTGGGTAACGTGTACACTTTGGGCTTTGCTGCGACCGGAGCAGGTGCTGCGACCATTGATTTGAAAGCTCCGAGTATTACCACAAAATTCGTAGAAACAGCGGCAGCGACTTCGTTTACAGCAGTATAGTAAACTGTTAACCACAATCAAAATTAAGGGTGGTGTTTTTTATGCTACCCTTTTTTTAATATTTGCAAACATGAAACTATACGAATCAATTGAAACATGTCCAATTTATAACTTTCGCAAATTTGAGCAAACAGGCGACCATAAGTTTTTGGCTGTTGATGATACTTTGGAATTAACGGAAGATTTAAAAACTGAAATAGGAATCAACTATCAAAAGATGCTCTTTGATTTGCCGGAAGGGAGTTTGAATTTAGAAATTTTGATTAAAGAAATGGATATTCAATTTGCGTTATTAGATTTTGAAATTAACAACGATTATAATGCAAAAAACAGGGCGAATAAATTAGCAAAGCAAATTGAAATCATGCGAAATCGGAAGACTAAACATATATCACTTGACGAAGAGGTGGTGAATATTGAATTGTGTTTAGGAATACAAATTAACGTAAATACATGCAGCGTTAGTAAGTACATGGCATATTATCGGAAAGCAATAAAAATGAGTGAAAAACGTAAATAAATGGCGAATACTTTTATTCATAAATTTGAGGGTAAATACAAAAATAATCTAATCAATGATTTAGATATTCCACTGAATCTAAAAAAGAAATGGAATCGGCACAATTTTGATGGTAGTTTTAAGAATTTTCGAAATGTAAAAAAATACAAATATTTAAAAAAAGATGTAATAAATGAAATTTTTGAAAACAAAAACATCGAAAAAGAATATTTCGAAAGGTATATTGATTTTTATGATGGTTGTAATTTTGAGTAACAAATAAAATAATCATGGAAAACAGCGAAAAAATAGTGTTAGGTGACGTGTTTGGTTTGGATTCTTTTAAAAAAGACAAACAAACAATTTTTACTGCGTTTGATGAAATTTTGGCAAATTATAAGCAAATGAAATCGGCACTGATTTCACAAGCGAATGAATTAAAAAAAACATCGCTATTAGGTGATAATAGTGGGGCTGATTTAAAAGAAATAATTGCACTTACTAAGCAATTGGAGAAGGTACGGGCAGATTTGAATAAAGCGGATGACGAAATTGCAAAAACTCACCGTGCTAAAATGAATAGTATCAAAGAATTAGCAGCAGCAGAAAGAGAGGCGTTAAAGAATCAAAGAGAGGTTATTAAGAATGAAAGGGAGGCTCAAAAAGAATACGGAAAGACAAAAAAAGTTATAGATGAAAATGCCAATAGTATAGAGGCGTTAACAGCAAAACTAAAACGCTTGGTGTCCGAACGCAAATCAGCGACAATCGGCAGCGAAGATTTTAAAAAACTTACAAAAGAAATTAACGCAACATCGGATGCACTGAAAAAAGCAGACCCTAATTTCAAACGAATATCAAATATCGGAAATTATTTCAAAGATACATTCAAAGCGGGATTAGCGTTAACAGGTATAGGAACGGCAGTAGATATAGTCGGTGGAATTCTTAAAGATGCGTGGACAAACATAAAAGAATTTAACCAAGGTATGGCAGATTTGTCAGCGTTAACAGGATTTGCAGGCAACGACCTCGCAAAATTGCAAAACTCTGCAAAAAAAACAGGAATTGAAATGGGAGTTAGTGCTAAAGATGTGGTTAAAACATATCAAATTTTAGCATCAAAATCGGACGAATTACTAAAGAGTGGCGATGCGTTAGCATACGTGACAAAACAGGCAATTATACTAAGCCAAGCATCGGGATTGGAATTACCCGCAGCATCGGAAAAGTTAGTCAGTGCTATGAATCAATTCAATATTCCCGCAAAAGATGCCGGAAAGGCAATTGATATACTGGCAGCCGCAGCACAAGCGGGGGGTGCAGAAGTCCCACAATTAGCAGAAGCGTTGGAGAAAATGGGATCGACCGCAGACTTAGGAAAAGTAAGTTTGCAAGAATCCGCTGCGATGATTGAATTGTTATCATCAAAAAGTAAGCTCGGAGCAGAAGCAGGAACGGCTTTAAGAAATGTACTTTTAAAGATGCAAACGATAGACGTTCTACCCAAAGAGGCACAAGAACAACTTGCAAAATTTGGCGTTAACCTAGGAATTGTATTAAACCAAACGCTCCCAGTCAGTGTAAGATTAAAAGAATTTTCAAAGATTTCAAAAGATGCGGCTGCAATGTCTAAAGTTTTCGGGGATGAAAATCTAGAAGCGGGTGCAATAATTTTGGGTAATATTCCACGAATAGAAGAGTTAACCAAGGCAGTTGACAAAAATGGTTCAGCACAAGAACAGGCTACAATTAGAATGGATACGCTCAAAGGTGATATGCAAAAGTTCGGTGCAACGTGGGATGGGTTAGTATTAAAGATAGAAAATGGTGAGGGAGTCTTCGGAAAGGTAGCTCGTTCGTATATTCAAGTCGGTACAGCCTTGATGGGTACTTTGGATCAAGCAACAACGGGTATCGGCAAGTTTTTCGACCAAGTTTCCGACAAAGGGGGTCTTACAAATTGGGTTGCAAACTTGGCAAGTTCTATAAACTCACAAACGGACGTAATCACAGAGTTAGACCCAGCGGTTAGTATGTTTGCTGAGAAAGTGAAATCTGCCAAAGAGGGTACAATGGAATATATGTTAGCTACAAAGTATTTGCAAAAACAAATGGTTGAAACCTACGGCGAGAAGGGACAAGAAATGTTTGACAATTTCATGGCAAAACAAAAGGCTGTAAACGGTGCAATGACAGGCATAAATAATGTGTTGGGTGGTGATAAAAAAACGGTTAAAACGGACAAAAAAAAAACTGGAAAAAAGATATTAACGGACGAAGAAAAAATGAAAATTAAGACTGCAAAAGAAAAATTGGAACGTGAAAAAGAAAAACGATTAAAGGAACGGGAAAAAGAAATCGACGCAGAAATTCGTGACAGATTCGCCAAAGAGCAGACAGCAGAAGAATTGTTAGCAGACAAAGTAAAAGTAAAAAGCGAAATGGATAGATTAAAGGAATTACAGACTATCCGCAACGCAGAAAACGAAAAATATTTAACATATTTGGAAATACAGCATAACAAAGAATTGGAGTTGTTACGTGAAAAAGGTGCAACGGAAGAGGAAATCCGTAAGCAACAATTTGAAAATGCAAAAGCAATTGAATTGGCAAAACAAGAAGTTGGGTTAATGAATATCACTGAAAATATTGATTTGTTGAAAAAAACTGGCGGGGACGCAACGGAAATCGAGACTTTGTCAATTGGAAAGTCACAAATGGAAATGACAAATAAGGCGACTAGAGAATCACAATTTAAAGAAGAAAAACAGTTAACGGAAACTATATTTGGAATCAATAAAGACAAGTTTCAAACGGGAATAGATACGTTAACAACTTTTGCAAGTGAGTACGAAAAAATCATGAGCGATTCCATTGATAGACAGGCAGAAATGGCTCAAAGACAAATTGATTTAAGACAAAAAAATATAGATTCTTTACAACAAGAATTTGACAATGAAAAATCAATACAAGACGCTCGGATTGCGGCAGGTTCAGCGGCAGATACTAAGAAAATGGAAGATATACAACAACGAATGGAAAACGAAAAAAAGATGTTGGAAGATGCCGAGAAAAAAGCCGAGGCGGCTCGTATTAAAAAAGAAAAACTTGATCGGGCGATGCTAATTACAAATCAGTTGGTTACCATTTCAAATCTTATTGTTTCTGCTTCTAAAATTGTCAAAAATGATAGCGGTATTCCAATTGTAGGATTACCACTTGCAATCGCCGGAGTTGCGTCCTTATATACCATGTTTAAGGCATTTAGTGGTAACGCAAAAAAAGGATTCAAAAAGGGTGGTTACACAGGCGATGTATCGCCAGACCAAGAGGCAGGGGTAGTTCACGGGCGAGAGTACGTTGTACCTGAAAAACCAACGAAAAACAGTAAGAAATTGCTTAATCTTATTCATAAGGGTAAATTGTCCGACCTCGATTTATTTAGGTTAAACGGATTGGTAGTTAACGGAAACGATAATAGTAAAATTGAAAAACTGTTAACTGAGAACAATAAACTGACAAAAGATTTGCAGCAAAAAAACACAAATAAAATTTTGCGTGGTAACGGAAAATTAACTATCTTTGCGGACAACCAACAAATAAACTACTGTTAAACATAATTAAAATTTACTGTTAAACATTATTCAAACTTATTGCTAAACCATGGGTACACCATTTTTAAAATATTCTTATTTGAATGATACAGTAAGCGGTGGGACGTTTACAGATATTTTATTTTTGGTTGAGCGTCCTATTCGTAAACCGTTGGATTTTATCAAAAAAAATCTTACAGAGGAGAAAGTTCGTACACGAATGAATCCTACTTTTGACAATATTGATATTCAAATTATTACCTATCGCCAATTTGTTGCAACGGCATTTGTGCAAGAATATTCAAACATAACGAATTTCCAAAAAGCAATTGAAGTTATGTATAACGATAGAAAAATAAAAGTTAGTAGTATTACAGACGAGAGAATCGATAATACTACTAACTACAAAGTTACGATTGAATTTCACGAGTTGGAATCCGTTGTAAACAATTTAGAAATGAGACAGGCTTTAGCTAATTTTGGAGGTAAAGGGCTTTCGTTTGTTTACATTCCTGTTAAAGATGACCCGTCCGTTAGTACGATTCATTTTTATACGCTTGTTACTCCTAGGCTTGTAACTGAAATTAAGGACGAAACAAAAGAAAAAAAAGGATCAGGACAGCAATTAAAAAGCTCTCAAACAGTACTTTATAAGTTTGACTTAATGTTTTTTCTTAATGAAACCGATTCATTGCAATTTGATAAATATGTAAACAAATCATATTTTTATGACAACGGAATTTTGAAAATTCCAATATTATATCTAGGTGATTTTGAAAACATATTAACAGAGGTAAATGCTGCAAAACCTTATTCATATTCGTACAATACCGGGTCTATTCCCTACGATGGTTTTCGCAAATTCCCGTCCGTTACACAGGTTGAGGTGGAGAGAATACAAGATAACGAATTGATTGGAGTTCAAAAAAGAAAATTAACATTAACGTATTATTCGGAAGTATTTAACTTTTTTGCATAATGCAACAAATTAAGTAAACATGGCAACCAACTATAATTTTACGTTCAAACTATACCAATTTGAAACTTTCAAAATAGAATTAACGCCTATTTTTGATAGTTTAAAAGTTATTGTTAACGTACAACAAGGCATGGTTAACAAGGATTCCGATGGCTCATTGAAATTCTACGGTAGTGATTATTCGTATTTGTTCGGTTTACTCCCTTTGCAAAATTATTACATACGAGTTTATCGGGACGGGATTGATTATCATAATTTTAAAATTGATACCTCAAAAATAAAATTGGATCTTGATAAAAAGACTTTAGAAATTTACTTTGTCAATGAAACGCAAATACAAGATGATTTATTAAAAAAGTCCGTTAACGCTTTAGAAATCATTCCCGTAGAATACAGAAATCGGGGGCTGTATCATAAAATTTGGAATAGAGGACAGGGTAATGTAAATTTAGAAGTACCTTCGTGGATTTCCGGAATGGTAAAATGTGAAACGATTGCTTACAACGGCGAATTGTATCAGTCACTTTCACTGGGTGACTTTGAAAAAGAATATCCGTTAGTAACTGGCTCGTGGACTGACTATGTAGTTCGTAATTACACTGTAATTCAATGGAATAACAAGACTAATCAAATCGGTACGTTTACACTTTTGGCGACCAATGAAGATGTTTTATATCAATCTAATAACGGAATAAAATTCAGATACATTGCTAAATTAGGGACTGCAAATTATAAGTATAGGTTGCAAAATGGTTCGTGGAATACAATAATTATTGATTATACCAAGGCAACTTTTGACTGGTTATTAGATATTACACCTCCTGCACGTGGTAACGCTTACTGGGCTTACATTTCAGATACAGATACGCTTTATTCCGGAAGTTCAAATGGCTTGGGCATAAATTGGTTTGAAGTTAGTTATGATTACCTAATCTATGGTGGTGATATTTCAGTTTTAAATTCGTATGGAGTTTTACAATATGCTATAACCAATGACGGCAAACGCTACAAAAGAATACAACAAAACCCAAATGCAAACTCCGACCAGTCTGATTGGGAAACAGCCGAGGAGTTAGTACCTTATTTCAAATGGACATATTCACGAGGCTTGACATTAGATGTTAACGTATATTTGTCACAAAGAATGTTCCCGTTATTAAGTTTGTTGAATTATTTAACTCAAAACTTAAACATTGCTTTTGATTTCTACAAAGATTTTGAATTTGTAACCAATTTGTATTCTTTATTTGTCGCTGCAAAAAGTGATATAAAGCGTCCCACAGCCAACCTACGGGCGACTATTGCATTGGTTACTTTCAATGATATAAAAGATTGGTTATTTTCGTTGTTTGATTTACGTTTGGGTTTCTATTATAATTTGGGAATAAAGACTTATTTTTTCTACTACTCAAAGAATTTACCTACTATTTTAGGTATAACGGATTTGAGAACAGTCTATCCATACGATGTAACGGCTGGGAATAACGTATTTGAAAACAATACGGACGAAATTTTTTACAACCGACAAACGAAAACTGAGGATAATGAATATTCTTTTTTATTGAATACCTACGGGAACGGTTTGGATTCAAAACAATTATCAGTAAACATTGATATTTTTGAACTGCAAAAAACCGTTAATGACAAAAAATTTGCGGACGACGGGTTTGCATTGGCATTTACAACGGCAGATGATTCAGAAGAGTTGTTATACCCCTTTCCTTTGGGTACAACTTTGAACGAAAATAAATTTTACCCGTCCCAAGTTTTCAAAGTCCCAAATACGTTAACTCCCAATACTTTTGATTTTTTCAAATGTTTTAAAACGGAATTAACAGTAACATTGGAGCAGTTAACGGGTATTCCAAATCAATATGTATTGCAATTGGAATCTTATAAATTCAATTTGTCGGGCGAGTTTGATGAATTGAAACTAAAATCACTAATTTAAGATAACATGGAAAAAATAACATTTAGTCCGATAACAAGCGAAGAGTTGTTATTTGAACTTCTTTACGAAAGTGAGAAGGCTCAAGGGGGCGTTGAAACAAAAGAGGAGTTTAAAAAAAGAATTGGAGATGTAGCTTGGGAAATTTTTAAACGATTTTTTCGAATAGAGCCATGATAATAAAAAGCGGTTTACTACAATTCTACGACACAAGTTTTTCACAGGCTTTGTTGGTTAGGAATTATGCAAATTATTTACTTTGCAGCCAAAAAGCTCCCTGCGAAATGCTACTCCCGTTTGTATTCCAAACAGGGGACGGCAGTCCTTATACAATGGTGTTAACGCTTCAGAAAATGAGCGAATTGTCATTGAAATACCAACGTCTTGAAGTTGAAAACGAATATCCTTTGCAAAACCAACCAACGCAACAAGGGACGAGTATTTATTTCAACGCTTTGCAATTTGTCACAACGAAAATAAATGACGGTGGACTAAGATACGCAGACCCGGGCATTTATAGATACAAAATTACTGTAAACGATAAAATATTTTACAGTGAAATATTTGAACTTTCAACCGATGTATTCATGTCGAGCGATTTCAACAACGATTTTAATAACGATTTTAATATCTAATAACCATGGCAGAATTTATAAACGAAGCGGGATTAAAAGGTAGTGTAGATGCAAAAGCAATCACAAACAACACAAACTACATAACAGCCGCAAAAATGCGAGAGTTACTTTACGACTTTTGCGAATCTTTGGCATTTAAAAATGACGTTGACAATCAAAATTCATTGATTGCAGCGGCTTCTTTTGGTATCAAATATTCATGGGCAGATGATGTCGAAAAAGCCGCACAGATTGGCATGGTTGCAGACGAGTTAGGTGTGCAACGAGATACGGGTTACGTATATAAGTATTCTGGCTCGGCTTGGGTGTATTATTTCGATTTAGGGTACGTAAATTTGGCTACCCTAGATGCACGTTATGCTCAAAAGCATGCTTTGTCTTTGTATCTTAGAACCGCTGCGGCTGCTTCAACTTATTTAACCATTGCAGCGGCGACTGCAACGTATCTTAGTCAAGCAGCAGCGGCGACTAATTACGAAACGAAGGCTAATGCAAATGTTTGGCGATGGGATTCTTTGTTCTTCCTTGACTATACAACAACAACTTTAAAGGTGAATCTATCATCTCCTTCTGGAGGTGAATATATAAATTTTTCATTAAAAATAACAACTTCAACAGGTGCAGTATTTTACAGATTTGTAACCAACTCGGAGGAATTTGGTGGTCCGAATGCGACTTTATTATATTTCGATGCAATAACACTCGGTGGGGGTGAAGCAATAGTATCGGTTGCGTACCAACCAAGCTGGATAAAAGAATTGGTTGTAACTGAATTTTTGCAAAAAAATATAGCATCTTACACGGACATCGGAACCCCGGCATCTGCCGACAAAGTCCCTGTTTATGATATTTCAACAAACGAATGGAAATACGTATTGATTTCTGAGTTAGGTGGTGGTGGCTCGTACACTGATGCCGATGCACAGGATGCGGTGGGTGCAATTGCAACAAACTCCGCAACGGTGAATCTTAGTTATATTTCGGAAACATCACTAACTGCAAGTGTAAACGATTCTAGCATTACCAATGCAAAACTAGCTAACGCTGCCGCTTATTCCGTTAAAGCAAATGCAACGGGTAGCTCTGCAAGTCCACAGGATATTGCGTTGGCACAAAATGAAACGATTGCAAGATTAAGTGGTAATGTACAATCTATCGGGCTGCAAGATTGGTATGTTGGCACGGCGACTTTGGTTGCCGGAACGGTGGATATTTCCAATGCTGTATTCACGACCGCATCTTTAGCTTTGGCATTAACTCCGTCAACCACAGGGACGTTAACTGACCAGTTGAAATGGACTGCATATAACGGTAAAATTACTGTGACAGGTGGCAGTAATACCGATACAGTGATGTTTACTTATACTATAAAATCTTAATCATGAGTATAGCTTATATAAATGGATTGATTCCTAAAGTACCCGCTATTGCATCGGGGAAAGGCTTACAATTTGATGGCGTTAATGATTATATTGATTTGCCAAAGACTAATCTATTCCCTACAAGATTCCCACCTAATCAAGCTATGAGTGCAAGTGTTTGGTTTAAAACAAATAGTTTTACAACAGTTCAACGTATTATATTTGTTGGAGATGGTGTCAGTGTTAGATATATTGATTTTGGTATCGGTAGCGATATAAATGGGAACTATATTTCTATAAATGTACAAAACAATCCTTATAGATATATATTTGCATACGGATTGCTAACTAATACATTGTATCATTGTGTATTAACTTTTAAAAGCGGTACAAATGGTGGTGATATTTATATCAATAATGTAGTAGTAGCATCAAATTATCATACACAAAATTGGGCAGGTTCAACAAATAATCCAATCCTAGCCGCAATAGGTAGTAATGGTGCAGGTGGTAGTAATTTCAATGGCACAATCTACGATTTAAAACTTTTTGATAAAGAACTTACTGTGAGTGAAGTTAATGAATTGTATGTAAACAAAGGACAAACAGTACCAACCACAGCACAAGCTAATTGTGTGGTAGATTATAGATTTACTGAGGGGGTTGGTTATACGTTAAACGATTTGTCTGGAAACGCATATACAGGGACGTTAACTAATTTTAGTGCAGGTGACGTTGGCTTGGCAGCGGGTACGAACAAGTGGGATAACTACGATTTGGGAGGTGCAAAGAGGCAGTTAATTAACATCAAAACAATATGAAAAAATACTACTATCTACCCAAAGAATACGAGTTAACGATTAAACCGTATGTAGATTATTGGAATGAAAACCCCGATACATTACAATCAATTGTAACAGGGTGGTATATTGAAACAAACGAAATTCTACCCGATGCGGATACTACTATTCAACGTAAAAGCGTTAACGGAGAATTGACTACGATAAAACGAAATTTTAAATTTGATGCAACGCAATATAAACTCACAGGATTCGTGGTTGAAGGTGATTT